TTTAATTTATATATTATGAGTGCAATTATTAGCGGTTCGATAGACATCGCAAAACTCCCTAAAGAGAAATTTGTAAAGGGAAAAAACGGAAGTGTTTGGTACAACTTCACAATCTCAGTGCAAGACGAAACCAGATATGGTAACAACGTAGCTTTTATGGATAGCCAAACGAAAGAAGAAAGAGAAGCAAAGGTTGCTAAAACTTTTTTAGGTAATGGTAGAGTTGTTTGGATGTCACCAGATGGCATTAAATTAGCAGAAAGAGAAGATCAGCCACAAGCGGTAACAGAACCAGCGGGTGATGATTTACCATTTTAATTAGCCAATAAAGGGTGTGAGTTTTTAACTTGCACCTTTTTTTTATATATTTAACAAATGACAGAAAAAGAAACAGAAGAAAAAATGTTTATGGAGTTTATTGCAGATACTTGCAAGATAGACATAAACGAAAAATTAGAATACCCACCAGTTTGTTTAAGCTATGGTGAAAAGGTTTTACAATCAGATAAAGGTGATACCATAATACCAATTGCTTTGGGTACATATGGCAATCTAAGTGTGATAACTGCACCGCCAAAAACCCGTAAATCATTTTTTTGTAGCTTATTAGCAAGTGCATATTTAAGTGGTACAAATATTTATGGTGGACAAATAAAAGGGCATAGAGGTAATGGTGATTTAATTTACATAGATACAGAGCAGTCAAATTTTCACGCATCTAGAGTATTTCGTAGACCATTAGATATGGATAGCAACATACCAAAAGATAAATACCATACTTTTGCACTGCGTACAATTAGTTATAAGGAGCGATTAGAATTTATTGAATACTATTTAAAGGAACATATAAAAGAACCATCTTTGCTTATTATAGATGGTGTAGCAGATTTGTGTGCAGATGTAAACAATATAGAAAAAAGTAATGAGTTAGTAAGTGCATTAATGAGAATTAGCCAACAACAAAACGTACATATTATAAATGTAATACATCAAAACTTTGGTAGTGCTAAACTTGGTACTGGTCATTTAGGTAGTGCGTTAGAAAAGAAAGCAGAAACTGTAATAAGTTTAGAAGCAAACACAATAAACAAAGATTGGACAACAATTAAGTGTGGTCGAAGCAGAGGGTATTGCTTTGATACATTTAGCTTTGAAGTAAATGAAAAAGGATTGCCAATAATAGTTGGTGATTTATATGACCCATTAAAATGATATGGTACAAAAAACAATGATATTAGTTGCTGCAAAGCACAAAGAATGGTTAGAAATAGTTTTATCCTTTGGATGTAAACAAGAAATAGCAGAAGATATTGTACAAGAAATGTATTATAAAATCCAACTTAAACTAGAAAAGGGTTTGGATATAATGTACAATGAAAAAGAAATAAACTACTATTATATTTTTAAAACATTAAGAACATTGTTTTATGATCTTAAAAGAAAAGGTAAAAACATCACAATGGTTTCTATGGATGATATACAACTAACAACCACAGATGTAAATTTCAAAGAACCATACGATAAAATACAAGACGAACTATCAAGAATGTTTTGGTATGATAGGAAAGTATTTGAAATAATAAATGAGGGTGAAAGTATTGCAGAATTTTCTAGAAAGAGTTTAATTCATTACTATTCACTTTACAACACATACAACAAAGTAAAAAGTAAACTAAAAAAGCTATTATGATAACGTATAAATACCCAAAATCATTTTGGAAAATTGCAGAAGAAATTGGCAATGCAAGAAATGTATTAAATACACAATTAAGAGCAAAAAAGCCTAGATATGATAGAGGTGTAAAAAACAAACACGTAGATACAACTGGTTTATTAGGTGAGTTAATAGCTATGGATTATTTAACAAACAAAAATATTGATTATGATATGGAAAAATTACTATCACCATATCCGACAAAGAGTGCAGATTTTGTATTTAAAAATAAAAGACTTGATGTAAAGGCTACAATTCATTTTCCAAAAGCACATCTACTTGTTAATTATGAAGCACACCATAAAGGTAAAAACGTCATTGACAAGTATTGGTTTATTTATATACTTGATAAAGAAACTGCTGAATTTTATTTTGTTGATTATGATGATTTAACTAAATGGGAAAATAAAGTTATGGGTCATACTAAAGCATATTATATTAAAAGGGAACAATTATGAAACTAGGTAACATTATTTATTACATAACTAAATATACTGGCATTAAATGGTTGGTAGATAAATACCACAACCATTGGGGTACAGATTGCGGTTGTGATCAAAGAAGAAAAAAACTAAACCAAATAAAAATAGATAGATGGTAAAATTTAATAAACAAGATTTTGGTGATTGGTCAAAATTTAGAGAAAACAAAAAAGATACTTTACAAGGCAATGAGTTTGAATTGATATGCCAGTTACACGCAAAGTATTATAATCATAAATACCACAAACCTTGCACTTGCAATCCAAAGAAAATAAAGTTATGGATTAAACAACTTAATATAATTTGGAACAATGGGGTTGAAAAAAATTAATGATTTAGAAAAGGCTGTTATATTTCTTTTAAATCTTGATGGTTGGAATTTAGAATGGTGTGGTGAGGGTTACACAAGATATGATGCAAAAGGTATTACACCAAAAGGTAAGCAATGCGTTATAGAGATGAAATTCCGCAAAACGTACTATGAAGAAAAAATGCTTGAAAAAGACAAATACGATGCTTTAATGTCACTTGATGATGTTGTAAAGATATACTTTGTAAATGATCCTAAAGGTAATTTTATGTATTGGCTTGATACTTTAGAGATGCCAGCACCAGTTAAAAAGTATTGCCCAGATACAACAATGTGGACAAAGAAAAGAATTAATAAAGAAGTTTACCTACTGAAAGAAAACCAAGCAGTAAGAATAAATATTAATCTTCAATAAATAGTTTTTAAATTTTTTGTTTACAAGCATAATTGTTATATTGCAGTATGGAAGTAAACAAAGCAGCTTGGGAAGAATTAAGAAAGCAGATAGAATATCACACACAACAAGATAGTGAGATAACAGATGTGCTTATAAACTACCAAGTAAAACAAGGAAAAAAGAATTATTTAAAACTAAACATTACAATAGATGATTTTGCTAATTGATGCAGATAGTTTAATATTTGCGAGTTGTTACAGAAAAAGAGAAACACCAGATGATGAACTATACTATACAAACATAGAAGATAGTAGGGCAAAGTTTGATGAACAATTTATGTCAATAGTAAACCATCTTGAAGATAAATACCCTATAGATAAAGTACTTACATTTAGTGGATCAAAGGGTAACTTTAGAAAGCTAATCACAAAGAAGTACAAAGCCAATAGAAAGAAACAAGAATTGCCACCTCTATTAGATGATATGCACCAATTTGTAAAAGAACATTACGATAGTATATGGGGTTATGGTGTAGAAACAGATGATATGGTTGCAAGATATTGGAAGCAAATTTCAGATGATATTGGTAGGGATGAGGTTATGATAGTATCAATAGACAAAGACTACAAACAATTTCCTTGCTTGATGTACAACTATCACTACAAGCACAAAGAGATATTAGACATTTCAGAAGAAGAAGCTATGTACAATTTCTATGAGCAAATGATTGTAGGTGATACGGCAGACAATGTAAACTACTTTAAAGGTAAGGGCAAGAAGTTTGCAGAAAAGCATTTTAAAGACTGCACAACTAAATACCAATACACAAGAAAGCTATACGAATTATTTAAACAAGAATACAAAGGTAAAGCCAGACAAAAATACATAGTGTGCTACCACTTTTTAAAATTAAGAACAGAATGAAGATATTAAATCTATATGCTTGTTTAGGTGGTAATAGATACAAGTGGGATGAAGTTACAGATGTAGATGTTACTGCTGTAGAATTAGATGAGGAGTTAGCAAGACTATACCAAGAAAGATTTCCTAATGATAAAGTTATAGTTGCAGATGCACACCAGTACCTATTAGACCATTATCAAGAATATGATTTTATATGGTCATCACCACCTTGTCCAACACATAGCAGAGCAAGATATTGGGGCTTTGGTGCTAATGGCAAAAACCCAACATATCCAGATATGAAATTGTATCAAGAAATAATATTTTTACAACACCATTGTAAAGGTAAATATGTCGTTGAAAACGTAGTACCATATTATGAACCAATGTTTAACCCTATTAAAAGAGATAGACATTTATATTGGACAAACTTTCAACTACCTAACAAATTAAGTGAAAGACATTTTGATGGTATGCCACAAGCAAAAAATGAAGTAAAAAAATGGTGTGAATTTCATAAATACGATTTCACTAAATACAAAGGAAAACAACGAACTGATAAAATAGCAAGAAACCTGGTAGATTATGAAGCTGGTAAAACAATATTAGAAACAGCATTAGGAATAATAAGAAAATCAAATATAAAACAAACTGAATTATTTTAATATGAAAGATAAAATAGTAGAAGATTTAAAAAGAGAGTTTGACATAAGAAGTTGTGTTGGAATAGACAAATACAAAATAACACTACAAGATAACAACCACGATAACTTTTTGCAGCACCTAAAAGAAGAATTAATGGATGCAGCTTTATACATACAAAAACTACAAAGCAAATGAATTACAACATAGTACCAACAATATTAGAAACACCAGAACAAGTAAGTGATTTACTTATTACTTTAACTGGTATAGATATATACAAACAAACAAGACAAACTGAATAGGTTGAACATAGGGCATTGCTTTGTCATATATTAAGAAACAAATTAGATATGAGATGGGTAAGTATATCAGACTTTATAAAATCAAAAGGTAAGTCATTTGATCACGCAACGGCAATACACGCAAATAAAATGTACCCTATCTATAAGCAATCAAGATTTGATTACTATGATAAACTTGAAAGTAACTTTATAGTTAAATCACAAATAGAGTATAGCCAAATTTCAAAGTTAGAAATAATACAAAAAAAGTATGCAACATTAGAAAAAGATTATTTTAAAGCAATAGAAAAGCTAAACAAATTTGATGGTGGTTATACTAAAAACGAAAAGCAATACAGAAACCTTGATGAAGAACAAAGAACAATGTATGATGAAAGAGCAGCTTTAGTATTAAAGTCTTTTGAATGGAAGCAAAACAATAGTGAATACGAAATAATAAATTGTGCAACGTGATAGAATTTATAAAAACAATATTATGTTTAGCATTAAGCTTTGGGTTTCACTGCATAGTATGGGAAGATTATTATGTAAAGTCTAAATTCTGGAAGGTATATTGGGCAATAGTGCTATTATGTTTATTTCCTTTAATTATGATTATATGATAAAAAAAGAATGGCATTTTATGCTTAAAACAAAAGATATGACAAGAAAGAAACTAATACAAAAGCTACAACAACTATTAGACAAATTACCAAAGGGTAAAGAAAGAAAAGCAATAAGAGAAAGACTACTTAACTTAAAGCTAAAAAGATGAACATAACAAATGAAGATAATATGTTGTTAATGGCTCGCTACCCAGATAACTATTTTGACTTAGCAATAGTTGACCCACCATACGGAGGCAATGATGCAATAGGTTTAAAAGATAACAAAAAACAAGGTAAACAAGCAACAAAAAGAACTAATTACAATGTTTTTGAAAATGTAGCACCTACACCAGAATATTTTACAGAACTAAAAAGAGTTTCTAAAAATCAAATTATTTGGGGAGTAAACTTTTATAATAATTATGATTTATCTGGTGGGCGTTTAGTTTGGGATAAAAAAGGCACTGCATTTGGTAGAGCAGAAATGGCTTACTTATCAATGACTAAAAGTGTTAATATTTGTGAGATTATTTGGAACGGAATGATACAACACGATATGAAAAATAAAGAACAAAGAATACACCCAACGCAAAAACCTATAAAATTATACGAATGGTTATTAATGAACTATACAAAAGAAGGAGATAAAATACTTGATACACATTTAGGTTCTGGAAGTATTGCTATTGCTTGTCATAATCTAAACTATGATTTAACCGCTTGTGAGTTAGATAAAGAGTATTACGATGCAGCAATAAAAAGAATAGAGCAACACAAGCAACAATTAACAATGTTCTAAAAACAAAGTTTAATTACGTTATATAATTGAATAAACAAAATATTTTCAAATGGATAAAAGAAAAAATAATGGTGGTAAAAGAGAGGGTGCTGGTAGACCAAAGAAAGCAGACGAACTTAAATTAATAGAAAAGTTAGATAACCTTATAGATAATGATGAGGTTATAAAAACACTTGGCAAACAAATCTTCAAAGGTGATAGCAGAGCAATGAGTTTATACTTTGGTTATAGATATGGAAAACCAAAAGAAAGTGTAGACATAACATCAACAGATGGGTTTAATATTAACTTTAAAGATATTAT